AATTAGAATTATTTTTAGAGTTGTAGTCTTTTAATTTTTTAAAAGTTATTTCAGCTAAACTGTTTATAAGTTTTAAGTTCTCTAGGATTTCTTCTAACTTTTTAGATGCTGTAATCTTTCTTTCTTTCATAAATTTCTTAGCTTCTTCTTCTAGCTTCATTTCTTTCTGCCTGTCTATAATAGGCAAAGTTATAACCTCTCTGCCATTCCCTATGTTGCATAGTACTTTCGGGAAAGGGGTTCTTTTTATTTAATCGGAATCCAGTCAACCCTTGGTTGTACTGCAACTTCAACGGTGCATCATACTTACCCAAGCCTCGCTCCTTTCTACTTAGATTCTTTTGGTTTCTCTTCTGCTTTTGCATCTTCTTTTGTTTTTGAGTCTTCTTCTTTTCTAGGCTCTAAATATTTCATGACCATCATTAATTTGTCATCAAACATAGAAACCTTTTCTAATTCTTTATCAATAGTTTCTATGATGTCTGAGTGTTCTCCAACACCCACAGGTTGTCTCATGTATATTTCTACATTAGACAAATGCTTATTTATGTTACCCACATAATAAGACTTTAAAGCCGCTACTAACATATCTCTCATTTATAACTCCTTAACTAGCTTCTATATCAACGATCTCACAAACACCAGCAGTGCATGCAAGTTCTTTACTTCCACTTGTACTATCTTCTTTTTCAAAGTCTCTTAACTTTTTCCAATCAATAGAAGGTGGCATTTCATTCATAAGTTTTTCATATTCCTTTTCATCTATGTCCTGATAAGGTGCTTGTTTATATGTATGTTCGCTAAAAGGCAGAAAGGAAATACCCGATACCGAATCAAAATTTTCATACACCCAAGCACCCACTTCCATCCATTCATGCTCTTTAACAGAAACAGTTATTGATGGCTTATGTTCGCACCAATACTTTTGATATTTCAACCAAAAATCTAACTGTTCTATAGCAGTCATGGCTGTCCGTGTTACTGCACCCGATGGTGCTTTCATTGGGAAACTAAAAACTACCACACTATCAGGTTTCATAACATCAGGCTCATTAGGGATTTTAGACTCTTTCATAAACTGTGTCAAGGGATCTTTATTATCTCCTCTAACAGTTCTAACATAATAGTCATTATGTCTAGCATGAATCCCACTAGCACTATCAACTAACTGTGAAACAGTTCCTGAAGGCTTAACACAAGTTATAGCAGTTGATTGTGGTATCCCTAAATCTTTGGCTATCTTTTTATTTGTCTCGACAGCTACATTTTTTAATTCTGTTAAAGTATCTTCTAATTTTGGATTATCTTTTAGTACTTCGCAATCTAATATACCTGTAAGTGAAACACCTAATAATCTTTCTTCTTCAGTGTTGTCTTTCCACACTTTGCGTAAGTATTTAAATTCTGTAAGAGTAGATTGAAATGTGCCTAAAATTGTAGCTAATCTAACTTTTTCTTTTAGTGAATTAATATCGTCTTGTTCACGTGCAACAACTTCAGTTAAATTACAAAATTGATATGGTCTTAATATTATCTCACTACAAGGATTACAACCGAATTGTATATAATCTAAGGGTAACACAGGCTTTTCTACCAAAGCATATTTTCTTCTTTTATTTTTAGCTGCTTGTTTGATAGCTGATTCTCTATTAAAAATGCCACGCTCTCCTGATTTAGATTCATATAAAGCTGTCCACTCTCTCATAAATGTACCCATCTCAGGTTTACCTTTAAATGCTACAGAGTTATTAGCTAATGCTCTTTGTCCTTCATTCTCCCACCATTGTCCTGACTTAGCGTGTCTCATTTGATCATCACCTAAATTAGATAAAGATATAAGTGCAGAGCGTCTAACACCACCAACAACTACAACTTCACCTATCTTGCACATGATGTCATGACATTCAATAGGATATAATCTTCTGCCTGCAGCTTTTTTAAATATAGCAACACAAAAATTATATAAATCGACTAAAGGTTGAGGGCCGCTTGCTCTACCTCCAAATGTTTTTAATCTTGCACCCGCGGGTCTTACTTGTGACACATCAAGTGATGGGATTTGACCTACATATAACATAGCAATAAGCTCACGAGTTGCTCTTGCCCATCCGGGTCTACTGTCAGCAACGGTTATTACAGTTGTACTATTTTCAAAATGTTCATTGACTACAGGTAGTTTATCTACATTTTCTCTTTCAACAGAAAATCCTACACCTGTACCACACATAAGGATATACATACACTCATCAAATGAACGAGGACTATCAACAGGTATGTAACTGCAATTATAACCTGCAACATGACATCTGTCTAAAGCAACACCTGCTGTCATTAATGCTCTCATACTAGGCATGACACCTAAAGACATAATACTGTCAGACAATTTTTCACGCAAAGCTTTTGTTAAAACATAATTATGTTTACTAGATAAATGATTACTCATGTAATCAAAATATCTTCCTACGGTTTCAACCCATGTTTCTCTTCTTTGCTCATCATCTTTCCATCTTGCATATCTAGATAGTGCAATAAAGTTTTGATAATCTGTTGGTAAATAATTGTTCACTCACTTCTCCTTGATGTCTATTTTCATGCTCACTAACTTAAATCCCTCAACTTCATGTATTATATCTTTTATATAATCGTAAATCTCTGCTCCAACATTTCCGTCTGAGGGTACGGGATATTCTTTGGGATCAACAGAAATAGTTAATATAACTTTAACTTGTATCATCTTCCTTACGGTCTTCTATTAACTCATTGAGATACCATTGTGCTTTCTCTAAATCTTGTACACCATCTTTATATTCGTATCTCCAAATGTATTTCATTATGTTGCCTTGAAGATAATATTTAAAACCTTCTCCTAGCATTGCTTTTATAGCTTGAATAGTTTCTATACCAGCTTTGTTATAATGTGGTGGATTATTAACCATATCCATAGTTTGTTTATGATCTGATTGTTCTTGTGCTTGTTTCATTTTTCTATACTCATTACCTATCTGACTATATATTCTTTTCACATCTTCTCTGTACATTCCCATCATAGTATTCCCTTATTTTTAAAATCTACTGCTATGACATTATCATAGTTTTTATGTTTTTTATAGATAATTTTATTGTATTCAATTAAATAGTTTTCCATAATTTTAGCTATATGTGGATGATCTTCCATAACAGGTATAGCACATGAAATCAATTGAGCAAGATGAAGTAATGCAACTCTACTTTCTTCATCTAATTTAGATTCAGGATTACATATTATATTAAGCTCTACATCGCCACCCCAATAATTCTTTTCTACTTTTGGTTTTATCTCTAAATATATAGCGTCTTTGTTTCTTTTAAATATAGTCATTTTTTTCCTCTCTTTATTTTTCTACCTGAAAATTTTATAAACTTCAAGTGATTGTTTTTACCTTTTTCTTTGAGCCAATCTTCTGGTATTATTCTATCGTAATATCTAAACCCATGTTTAGTACACCACATACCATAAGTTGACCTTGAGCCTTTGTACAATCTAGAATTACTATTTGTGAATACAAAACGAATATCTAATGTAGGATGTTGTTTTTTTATAGCTAAATGTTTTCTTCTATCTGTAGCTATAAACCTGCCTTTTGTTTCAATAATTATGCCATTAGCTAATATAAAATCAGGGGTATAGGTGCGATAGCATAAGTCTTCCCATTCTATCTTGATACTTTCGTAATCAAAATTGGATTTGCACTTTAGGAGGTATTGTGCAATCTTGTGCTCTAAACCACTCCTATACCCATTCTTTATAGCAACCCTTAGAATACTATGCCTAGTCAACTTACTTCCATATTTTAGTTGCTTCTTTTTTCATCCTATCAGACCACATCCATGAGTCTGTATTGGGGTATTCTAAGTTAGCTAATTCTTCTTTATCATCACTTAATGATAAAAATCTTTGTATTGTTAAAGCTGCTTTTTTTAGTTGTTTCTTATATTTATCTAATGATTTTAAAATAAACTTTTTATGATCTTTAGGACTAACAAAAAACAAATGCATCTTTTTGTCTGGGTAAGCCATTGAATATAAAGCCATTTGTCTAAGTTGTGCCTCTGTAGGTTGACTTGGTAGTCTTGTTGTTGTTTTCAAATCAACTACAGTGTCATCAAACAAAAAATCAACGTAACCAATAATAGGAATCGGAAAGTCATCTAACATCACCTCTACTTTTTCTTGATATCCTTTAACTTTAGGATACTTAAAGTTTTTATCTATAACTTCGCCAAACTTTACTAATGACTTTCTTTCTTTTTCACACTTAGGTTCTGCAAGATCAATGCCAACTTCAGCACATAAAGAGATAAACTTTTTGTCCAAGCCATCAAAATCAAATGTTCCTTTTTCTTGTTTCTCAGATAAAGTGTGCTCTAAGGCTATGCCTCTTAAAGCACTTGCTCCACCTGACGATTTCATGCCAAACAAATATCGCATAACCCATAAAGGTTTGTCATTGATATATGTATTTATACTACTTGGAGATAAATAATTTATATTGTGAGCACTAAACGGATTATTAGATTTAGCCACTACTTATCAACATCAATGTCTATAAAATCCTCTACAGTTTCTACATCAGCGGCAGAAGGATTCTTTTGTTCCGTTTGAACTTTTTCTTCCCATTGCTTACAGATGTAATCATTAAAGTTCTTTATAAAATCATTGAAGTCGTGAAATAGTTTTTCGTCTTCTTCTGTTATCTCAAACTCCTCACTAAAATCTACTTTAGCAGTTGGAGTGTAAAACTTACTACCATTAGGTAATGGATTTTCTATAGTGTTATCAAAATGCATAACATATTGTAGTGGCAATTTTGACTTAGCTGAATATTCGGCAAACCTATCACCTAAAGTTTTAAATGCGTCTTTGTTATCAATTTCCCAAATAAAAGGATAAGCAGCAGTTACTTTATCTCCTACAGGTTGACCATTTTGGTCTACTGCATCTTCAAAAGATACTGTGCCAAATATAACTCTTACTCTTTTAATTTGTCTAATTAAGTCCTGCATGTCTGGAGAAAGAGCTTTGAAATCTTCAACATAACCTGAAGGCTTGCCACAGTTAAACTTACCTGTGTTATCTTTTAAATCCATATTCAAAGTATCTGCCATAATAGTTCTATGAAAAGAACCTTTAGGCTGACCATCTTTTGCACCTATATTTGCAACGTATCTTCTTAACATAAACCTTTGCATAAAAGGTCTTAGTGTCATAGTCTTTGCATATATAAACTCTGACCCATCTTCATGCACCAACTCAAGACGATAGCTACCACCTTCTATTATCTCAACATTAGATAGCTTACCATTCACTTCTACTTAACCCATAACAGGTGAGTGCCAAATTCTTAATCTATTTAAATTGCTAGTTTTTCTAGGAACTTTCCTATCTGTAGCTATACCCATTGCTCTTGCTAGGTTTTCATAGCTATCAGTTCTTATGTTTGCTAATTCATTCATGAATTTCTCCTTATATAAAGTAACATAGTTTTATCATGAGACCTCTTTTGTGTCAAGCCAGTTGTTGCCTATCTTGGCTTCCAACAATAAAGGTATATTAAAATCAATATTATATTCTCTGTCGATTATTGACTTCATATCTGTGTTAACAGATTTAATGATGTACAACACTTGTTGCTCTTCTTCCGGGTGTACATCAATTACAATTGAATCATGAACTGTGTTCACAATACAAGACTTACAAGTTGACAACCTCTTGTCTATTTCCATTAGTATTAAAGGAACAATGTCTGCAGTGGCAAAACTTTGTACTGGGTAATTTTTAATCTGTGTAAAATTACTAACTGAACCATTTCTTCGTCTTTGTATATTTGGAAAAGAAAACTCTCTGCCTGATGGTATCTTAATTTTACTTGTAGTTATAGCCTCTTTAGCCAATCGGGAATGCCAAACTGCGATCCCTTTGTACTTCTTCGTGAACTGTTCGTAGTACGAGGCTTCGGCTTCCGTTCTGCCAAATCCTGTCGCACCATACAACGGAGCAAAGGTATGTGCTTTAGCTTCTTGCCTAGTCGTGAACTGACCTGATTTCGTAATAACGTCAGCAGTGTACGAATGTACATCAAAACCTGTTTTAACTTCATTTATTGCTACCTCATCTTGTGATAAATATGCGGCTGTTCTAAATTCTAACTGTGCAAAGTCAGCTTCTAAAATCTTACCACCTTCCCAACGTGAAACAAAAACCTTTTTAACTGGAAACGTGCCACCTCTAGGCATGTTCTGCATGTTAGGATCTGCTCCACTAAATCTTCCTGTCGCTGTTCTATGTTGTAATAGTCTTACATGTAACATTCCATCTTCTTTTGTGTGTACTTTTATTCCTTCTACAAAAGATGATAAGTATGTATCTAATGCT